CAAGATCAAAAGCGTTGCATAGCTTTCCGCTTGCGGGGTCCGTGCCATGATGGGAGTACGCGAAGAGACCGTTATCGTAAAGGACCAAGCCGCCGGTCGTAGAGCCGCCCTTGAAAGTATAGCGGCCGTCGTCGCATTTTTCGTAAACATCAGGCAAGAACTCCGTGATTGCGTCCTCAACAGAATATGTACTGCAGAACGCGCCGACGACGCCGTCCTTTGCGGTAGGGTCTCCTTGCTTTTTAGCGAGTCGGTGAAGCGCCTCAGCCCGCCGCGAGGAGACCGGCCACTCCGTGGGGTCATGCCAGTCAACATAGCGCTTGAGTTGCTCGTCTACGTCAAGCCAGGGGCCGTCAGAGAACTCATACCGATACTCGGCGTCGTAGGAGAGCGAAGGCCAGTACATAAGCCGATGCGGCTCATAGGTGGTATCGTCGCACATGTCGATACCGATGTCCTGCGCGATCTTTCTCGCAACTGCCGCGTATTCTTCGGGTGAGACCGCGCGCGAGAGCGGCATAACCAGACGAAGGCGCGGGGCGTCCGGCCGGTGACTATGCGTGCTATAAAGAACGGCGGCGCAGCCGAGGACCAGGACAACCGTGTCCCAGGGGTCGGCGTCGGCCGGTACTTCATCAAGGTCTAAGGTCAGGAGTCGGCGCTGAGTGATCGCGTCAGCTTTACGACGACCGCCTTTGAGCACGCCGCCGACAAAGCCGCCAACGTCTTTGATCTCATCGCGCTGAGCTTTCGGCAAGGCCTTATATTCTTTCGCAGACTCCTGTGTCCGTTCAGGGATTTCGAGACGGTTGACAAGCTGCGACCACATGAGATCGCGGTTTTGCCACTGAGTAGAGCGCCGAGATTGCCCGACCGCAATCGTGATAGGACCGTCGTACTGAACTGCTGTCATTCGTCAATCTCCCTTCGCACAACTCTTAAAATGCCTGCATTGCGAATCATTCTGTCGCACATATTGCAGGGCTTTGCCTCAATCCATTTCTTTGTCCTGGGGTCATAGCCGACCAGGTAGAGCGTAGAACCTTGGAGCTCTTGCCTTGACGCGCTGATAATCGCGTTTTGCTCGGCGTGAACTGCCACGCAAGAGCCATATTGCGAACCGTGCGCAGCAGCGGTTTCATCAAGCGGCAGCTCGTGCGATCGGCAATAGCAAACACCGGTGTCACAGCAATTCGCCTCGCCGCGCGGAGAACCGTTATAGCCGGTCGCGATGACTTCATCGTTTTTCACGATCACCGCGCCGTAGTGTTTTCGCAAGCAGGTCGATCGCGCGGCAACGGCCGCGGCAATGTTCAAATAGTATTCATCTTTGCTGACTCGTTCCAAATGAGTCACCTCCGTTTCAGCTCCTCCTCCCAGGGCCGAAGCCCCAGGAGGAAGGGCAAGATTTTATTTGCCGGTGGAGCCGAACGCGCCGTTACCGCGAGCCTCGCCGAGATCAAGCACGAAGTCAGGAGTCACGACTGGCAGCACGACCAACTGGCCGATACGGTCGCCGCGGTAAATGTGATAAGCCTCGTGACCACCGTTGTGAATGACCGCGTGCATTTCCCCGGTATAACCAGGGTCAAGCGGGGGGAGCTTGCAGTCAACGCCCTTTGCGGTCTGGCTCGATCTCGGGAAGATAAACGCGCCGAAGCCGGCAGGAAGATCAAGACCAAAGCCAAGCCTGATCACCGCAGAGCAACCGACCTCAATGATACGGTCTTTAAGCGCGTACACGTCCGCGCCGACGTCGTTCGCGTGCGCACGCTTAGGCTGCATCTCCGAAGGAACGCCATAGTCGAGGAGCTTAACCTGCATTGCCCGCGCCTCCTTCCTCATAAAAAAGCGGGAACTCAAGCCGCAGCAGCTCACTCGGCGTTAAGTACGGCATGGGATTCTTGCAGCCCATTTTGCCCTCTTTGCAAGCACCTCTCATACAGAAGGGGCCGGTAGTTGCTCGGGAGAAAAGCAGCGGGTTCAGCTTATAAAGCTCGTCCCAAACCTTGAGCAGAACCAGGCGAGTCTCGGACGTATTGCGCCGACAAGTACGCTGGCCGATAATGTGTTTCCACTGATAAGGCGTCGCGCTGATAAGAAGGACATTGCGAAGACCCTGCGGAGCCATATAACCGGCCGCGTCATTGTCAAGACCCTGCTTGACAGCCTCGGCATAGTTTGCCATATTCAGCTTGCAGGAGGTCAAGTACGTCTCTTCTTCGCCGCGCTCCATAACCTCATAGGGAATCGCAAAGGCCGCGTCGTCCGAGTAGTCACTATACTGCAGCGAAGCGGACATGAACTTAACTTCGTTCTGGTGGCGCGTGATCTGCGCAAGGAAACGGCGGCTCGCGCCGACAATGACAACGTTGATCGCGCCGAACTTCTGAATCGTCGGGTGCGGCAGCTTTGTCATTGTGGTTACCGTGTCTTCGGTGTAGCTCTTGTTGTAGAGCGCCATGAAGTCGTCCAGGCTTTTGATCTTATGGCCGCGCTGCGTGAGACGCGCAGCGCAAACCATCATCTTCTCAGCCGAAGGAATAACTTCGGGATTTAAGACCGCAACTTCGATGCTTTTCATGCGGACCTTCCTTCCTCAACGATTGCCCGCAGAATCAGCAAATAGTTGATACTGTCGGTGATCTTCTCATTCCACTGCGTGAGCGGATAGGACTGGCGAGAGCCGACCATATCGGCGACAGAAACAAGGTGCTTGCTTAGCATCCCAAAAGCGGCCTGCGCGGTCGTCATGTCCTGCAAAGCCGCGGCCTTCTTGAAGTGCGCCAGGCGGTCGACTTCGGTTTCGTCGGTCGCCTCTTCGGCGTATTCGGTACCTTTACCCATGAGGACGAGCTCGCTGCGAGAGAGCTGGTCAGTCACGATCTTGTCAAACTGTTTCAGATTCATTGTGTACCTCCTTCGGCATAATCAGCAAAAAGCTGGTGTTGATAGGAACTGCGAGCGCTGTCTCGACAGGCCGCTCCTGCTCGGCGATAAGACCGGACAGGTCAAAGCCGAGAGTCGAGAGATATTCAAGACCGAGCTTTGCGTTCGCGAGGGCGTTGACATTCAACGCGACATTGTAATAGGTCTTTTCGACCTCGCGCCGAATATCGGAAAAACGCTTTTTGAGGTCTCTGTCGACCCGCGCCTCGCGCAGCTCTGTCTCTTGCAGCTTTTCGGCCATAGGGATCCGCGCAAGAAGTACGTTGTGAATTGAGTACAGGATTGTACCCCAACTCATAGACAAGGGACCTGCAAGCTCCTCGTTCTTCTTGTGCCAGTCCATCATATAGTTATAGACTTCGGTCAGGCGCGGCTCGACATACGCAACCATCTCAGCGAACTTCGTACGCTCGAGCTTTTCCGCAAGCAGCGCGGCTTTTGCGGCGGTCTCCTGTGTGTCGACCTGCGCAAGGGCCTCGGCCTTTCGGGCCTCAAGCCATTTTAGTAAGATTTTCTTAGTCACTGTTCTTCCTCCAAATTAGTCCTTGCGATAATACTCGCACTCGTAGGCGTCGGCGCGAAGCGGCAGATTCGGGGCCCAGGAGATCGGCTGACCCATGAGCGCGCCAAGTTCTTCTGCAGAGCTGACGCCGATCGGAACCTCGCAAATCACTTCGTCGTGAACATGGAAGACGATCGGGAATCCGGCGGCCTCAAGCCTAAACATAGCCTCAGCCAGGCAGTCACGGGCGGTAGCCTGAACGATATTCTCCACGAACTTCGGCCCGTAGGACTCAATACGGCCCCAGCCGCCCGAGGACTGAATTGTCCCCTCATAGGTGATATTGTCGTCGCCATCGACACGGGGCTTGACGTAGCTGAGCTCTCGGCCATTCGGCAAGCGCAGACGCATGAGCGGTCCTTGCTTGCGAAGTCTCATGCCGTGTGGCAGGTCAACAGGCGCTTGCGTCGTAATACACCGACGAACGGCCGCGTCTGTGCCCCACCAGAACTTCGTGATCGACTTATTCGCCGCGCGCCAACTATTGACGATCGGCTTAAGCTCAGATTCTTCAAGGCCCATCGCTAAAGCACCCATACTCTTCATAGCGCCAACGGAACCGCCATAGCCCAGGGCGAGCTCAGCGATTTTACCCTTTTGACGCATCGGGTCGCCCTTCTTGACGGACCCTTTCGGCAAGTGAAACATCTGCTCGGCTGAGGCCTCATAGATTTTGCCGTGCGTGTTGAAGACGTCCATGCGCCACTCTTCATCTGCGAGCCAGGCGAGCACGCGCGCCTCAATCGCGGAAAAGTCAGCCACGATGAACCTGCAGCCAGGCTTAGGGACAAAGGCCGTACGAATGAGCTGGGACAGCGTTCCTGCCGTGTCATCGAAGAGCATCTCGAGAGTCTCAAGATCACCCTCACGAACCAAGCGCCGCGCGGCATCAAGCTCGCTATCAGGCATCTTGTTTTGCGGCAGGTTTTGCATCTGCACCAAACGCCCGGCCCAGCGTCCGGTGCGCGCGGCACCGCAGAACTGAGTCAGGCCTCGGATGCGACCGTCAGGGCAAACCGTGCGGAGCATCGCGTTATATTTTTCAGTTGAGGTCTTCGCAAGGCCCTGACGAATGTCGAGCATTGCATGAACCTCCTCATTGTCGGTGCCGCTGCGAACGTCACCGATCATCTTTTTGTTGAGGCTCTCCACCTCAAAGCCAGAGACCTCCTCAATCCAGGACTTGAGCTGCGCAGCGCTCTTTGGATTATCAAGGCCCGTCAATTCCTTTGCGGCGTCAAGCAGCCGCGCTTTTACGATCTGATCGATCGCAACCGCATTTTCCGCAAGGACCGTATCAACGCCGACGCCGCGGTCGTTGATATGCTGGTCGATTATCCACAGGTCATGCTCGCTGGGAATCACGGGGAACTTCTGCAGGCGCTTCCTGATCGCGCGCTCCGTCACAACGTCCTGACGGTTATACTCAACGTAGAGATTCCACCGTTCGGGGTCATGGTGAGGAAGATTGCGTGTGCGCTCGCCATTGACCTTTGTGGCCTTGCAGGGAATTGAGAAGTATCGAATCAAGGCTTTGCCCGTCTTCGACTTCTGCTTGTCCTCAGGCAAGCCAATCACTTCGCCAACAGCTTCCAGGCTACCAGGCAAGCCAAGCTCACGGGCCATGACTGCGGTACAGCTCCATTGATCTGCAGGAGTCACGCGACCCATAAACGCGCTCAGACAAGTCCGTTCAAAAGACGCATTGAATGCTGTCTTGAGGATTTCGGGGTCATACAGGGCGTCCTGGAGCTCCTGGGGTAGCTTCTGGCCTTGAGCCATGTCGATAACCTCAACAGGACCGTCGTCCCAAGCGTAACCAAAGAGAAGAATCTCAAAATCAGGGCTCGCCGCATAGGCGTAGACACCGGCTTTTTGAAGAGAGACAGAGGAGTAGGTTTCAATATCGATTGCGAGAGTTTTCATGTACTCGCTCCCTTCTTGCTATTGCGGGGGGGTAAAGCCCGAGGGCGTGGGCACGTCGTGTATTTTCCGCGATCGTGCACCACTCGAGCTGGCTGGCGCGGTTATCATGCTTATTGCCACGTTTATGGTCCACAACGGGATAGCCGTGCGGATTCGGCACAAACATTTTTGCGACGAGCAAGTGAACCTTCACATTGCAGCCGTTCAGGCTTACTCGCAGATAACCGCGCCGATCGTCAAAAGGCTTTAGCACGCGCCCCGTACTCTTGCGCCGAATCTCTCCTAAGCGATTGATCTCATACTCAGGAAAGTCGGGAATCGTGTGCCAGACGATCTTCATGGGCTCAGTTCAGGAGATCGTCGTCTTCGTCCTCGAAGTCGTCGTCCCAGTCGGAGTCAGTCACGACACCGCCAGACAGGGGCTCGCCGTCGCTGAGCTTCATAATGCCGTTCAGGCCTGCGGAAACGCCCTTGTTGCCGTTCGTATCGTAGACATAGAAGTTGACGATCGCGCGGCCGTAGCAACCGGAATAGAGCTCGCTCGCCTCGGTGATCGGGGTCTTGTCGGCATAGACGATCACAGGCTTGTTGTTGGAGCTGCAGGTCATAACGTAGTGACCCTTGCACTCAGGACCGAACTCGCCGCCGTTCGGACGTTCGCCGTCGCCGTCGTGCATAGTGGTTTTCAGAGCGGAGGGCAACTTCTTGCCAGAGTGCTTCTGCAGGTAGGCGGTCTTCGCGGCCTCGATTGCCGCCTTGATCTTCGCGATCGTGTTCTTGTCGGTCTTCGGAATCAGCAGGGTCACGCTGTACTTCGGCTGAGCGCCTTCCTGAGCGGCGCGAGGGGTAAAGGCGTTGACGTAGGAAAAACGAACGCGACCGGTAGTGATCTGAGTAGCAGTAGCCATTGTAAAAATCTCCTTTTAATTTTTAATAATGTAGACGTCGGCATATTGAACGCCGAAATTTAATGCTTCCTGGTGGGTATCGAAGTAAATGTCAATGCGGTTCCCCTTGATTGCACTGCCCGTGTCTTCGGCAACGTATGTATGCCCGTCGATCACGATCTCAGAGCCAAGAGGGATAACAGAGGAATCGACTGCAATCGTTCGGCCGGCCTCGACGACCGCGCCAGACGCGGTAACGCCATAACCAAAGTCGCCAGGGTCTTTCCCGCAGCATTTGCGGCAAGCGCAATACGCGGTCAGACGGAACTCGCCAAGCTCTTCGAGAACGGGCTCAGTCTCTTCGGGCTCAATCTCGATAATAGGCTCGGGCATGATCTCAGGTGTCACATACGACGTGGGCTCAAGCTCTAAGGTCGGAGCTGCAGTCTCTTCAACGGCTTTTGCCTTCGGCAGGAAAATCGCCATGAGAATGATCGTGCAGACGAGCGCCAGAATGACGGCCCACTGAATACGAATCAAGCGCGCCTGCTGATACAGGAGCCGCCGGCTTTTCGATTGCGTCATTGTCGTTTCCTCCTCTTACTCGTCAAAGGCTTTGAGGACCTGATCTTCAAAGCGATACGCGGGTCGCTTGTCCGATTCAGGCGCAAGCGTCGGCGCGCCCTGCGGCTTGACGATCAAGTCGCCAAGAACCTCAGCGAGGGTCTTCTTGCCGAAGTCGCGCTCCATCTGCGTAAGCGTGATGAGCTTGCGGTCGTAAAGAAGAGACTCGTCATAGCCGGCGGCCTTCATAGCCGCGACGACCTTGTCTTCGTCCGCGAACTTG